CTCTGCATCAGCCCGACCGGAGGCTTCCCCGAGTACGCCTTCAACAGCCCTTCCACATCCTTAGTGAGAGCCGCCATTCTCTTACTGTCTAGCATCTTTCCATCCGTGAGCATCGGTTTCAACCGATCAGTCCATTGCCGTTGCAGCGTTCCCTCCGACATACCGGCCGTGATCTGCCGCACACTCCCTTCCAGTTGCTTCCGGCCCTCCGGAGTCTGCGAGCTGATTCTAGCTGCCAGCCGGGTCTGCTCTGGCTTACCATTAAGTAAGAGGTCGCGGACTGCTTCTGGCCTTTCCCCTCCGTTTAGAATCGCTTTCAGATTCTCCGCCGGCGCAGCCGCAACCTTCTGACTCTCAGCAACCCTCTTCCCACCTTCCTGCAGAATCCGCTGCTGATTCTCCAGTGACTTCTCTGCCATATCCCCTACTCGGCTAATCGTCCCTGCTCTTTCTTTCGCTGCCGCGCCCTCAGCTTCCGGTAGGATAGCCCCCGCCCGTTTTGCCAGGTTTTCTCCACTCGCGCTAGCCTTTTTTGCTGTCGCTTCAATCTTTCCAAGTCTCTTTGCATAATCTCCTACCGACTTGCTAAGCCCAGGAACCTCATCCAGCCAGTCAGCATTCTTCTGAGCAAACTCCCCGACTTGCTTGGCTGACATTCCTCGTAATTGACTGCTGACGTAACTGCTCCCTGCCCGTTGCACCAGTCCCGAATCTCCGGTGAGCTCCTTGAGATCGCGTACTGACTGCTGGCTAGAGAAGAACTGCTTGGGGACTCCAGCTGGATCTGCGGCGAATCTCTCCGGGTCAACTCGGTCAATCGCTGCTGCCTTGCCACCTGCGCCCGTACCAAACTTTCTAAGTCCCAACGACGCATCATGGTATTGCTCCTGCATCATTTGCTGAAGGTTGGTGCCCGCAGCATCCTTACCAACAAATTCCTTTTGAATGTCGCTGATCTTCGCATACAACTTCCCAGCCACATCCTTCCCCACTGCCGAGTACCCCTCGACATCCCTGCCGCCGAGGACATCCCCCAGCTTCCTCCGCACCTGATCCAGCGCCTCAAATGACGGATTCTGCAGGGCCTCATTCACCTGCCCGTACACCCGCAGAGTTCCCTGATCTGTGGTCTGTCTGGGAGAGGCTGCCGAATCGGTCTTCCCCTTGATATAGCTCTTCAGATCCTTCATCCCCTCGGTCTGCTCAACCGTCTGCCCAGCCTGCTCCTTGCTCTTTACTATCGAATCCCGCTGGTCCTTCAGGTTGTTATATGCCTGCGTCCGGGCATCCAAAGCAGCTTGATGTTGCTCCGACACAGCCCCTTGCAGCTCTTTGCCAATAGCCGAGATCTTCTTCGGAGTGCCAACTGCTCGTAGAGCCGGTTCCGCTTGTGCCAGTACCTTCCCCGCCGTCGCCATCCGATTGCCCGATGCTTTATTCAAAGCAGCAGCTTCCTTCCGAGCATCAGAGATCATCTGGTCAGCCCGCTTTCTCCCTTCATCCAGCACCTTCTGGGCTGTCTTCGGGTCTTGCGAAGCCACGTCTGCCGCCTGCTGCCGTACCTCTGCCATCATCTTTTCTGCTGATTTTTCCGTGTCTTGGATGTGGGTATCAGCCCCGTGCTGCAGGGTTTGATGCCATGCATTTGCAGGAACTCCCGCATCTTCAACTGCTCGAAGGGTGGCGGCAGCTTTAGTGATATTTGCGTTGGTGGTCGCGGTCATTCCTAGTTTTTCCACTACTGCCCCGAACAGCCCTTTCGCTTTCGCTGCCAGTGCTATTCCTGGACCCGCTGCCATCCCTCCAACCAGTCTAGCTGCATCTGCGGTTCCCTTACCGGCTCCTGCTGCCTCTGCTGTCTGCCCCCCAGCTTCCCCCACGAGTCCTGACAACGCTCCAGCCCCGGCTGAGGCAAGCCTGGAAGCTCTAGCTGCCGTGCCTGCTTCCATGAGAGCTGCACCGATCGTCGGTCCAACATCAGGGATAAAGCTAAGCGCATAGCCAGCTCCGGTGAGGATTTCAGGAGAGGCTGCTCCGAGAGCCCCGCCGAAGGCTGTGGAAGTCCCAATAGCCTCCAGAGCCGATTTGACTGTGGGGGTAGGGACGGGTTTGCCAGCTTCGTCCATCTTCAGGTCAGGTTTCAGCCCCTTGATAGCAGCATCCATCCGACCCTTACGATCAGTAGGAGCAGTTGGTTCTGGAGTCGCTTCCTTTGCAGTACCTGCGGAAAGCTGCTGTTGTAGCACCTGAAAGGCCTGTTCTTTTGTAGCTCCCTCAGGTCCACTAACCGTGTAACTCTTACCTTCCGGTGATGTCAGAGTGAAATCGGGCATAAATCCTCAATGTGCAGTAACAGTCCAACCGGCTGGCAACGGGGGTGCGGAAGTACCTTTACCAGGATCACCACCACCAGGCAACGGAGCAGCGGAATCGCTATCCGCACTATCTCTCACCGTGTTGAGCAGCTTCCTGTAATTCCCTTCCATTCCCTGCAGTTGCTTCTTTTGTTTGCCAGAGGCTGCTGCAAGTATCTCATCAGGTTTCGGGTAGGCTTCCAGTTCCTTCACCGTCTCATCCCAGTTTGCTCGAACCTTCGGGTCTGCCGGGTCAGGGGTGGATTTCAGCCGTGTCAGAGCAATCTGCGCCGCAGTAGCTATTTTATAGGCTGCAGTCATGTTGGTATCCCCAGCATTTGGGGTTGTTTGCGACTTCACCTCATTGATAACCGATTGGTTGGCACCGCGACCACCACCCAGCGTCATAATCCGGGACAACTCCGTAGAGAGGCCCGAGGAGGACGTCTGGAACATCTGAATCTGTTCCGGCGTGAGTGCGTTGCTGCCAGTCTTTTCAATCGACTCCACAAACCCGTGATCGGTGATATGAGCGAATGGGCTGTTGGTCGTGCCAGTCGGGAACAGGGACATAGATTTCAAGTTACGCACGACTTCCGAACCCGCACCACCAATTGACACGATGTTGTTCTCTTGAGTGGCTGTACGTGCCCGGTCCCCGAGTTTGACAAGCGTAGGATCGGTGGGATTCCGGTCTCCTTTCAGCTTCATCTCAGGATCACGCTCGTATTTCACTCCACCGATATCGACAATCTGGGGGTTCTTTACCTTGTCCTGACGATCTTGTTGACGTGCCAAGAACTCATCCTTACGTAGGGCAAGGCTATCCTCGCGAAAGGCTGCGGTTTGCTGAAGGGTAGCTCTACGCAAGCTAACATTGTCTTCATGTTCAGCCCACTGCTGATCCCGGCGCTGCTTCGTGTCGGCAGCTTTCTGCACGAATTCAGCTTTCTTAGTAGAGTCCATGCCAGCTAGTTGCTGCTGGTTTTTCCAGGCTAAGAACGCAGGAGTGCCCGCCAGTGGGATCGTAGTCGGATCAACTCCAGCCTCAACAGCAGCCTTGACCAGAGCTTGAGACTGCTCACGGGTCGGCTGTTCCGGGGTGTTATCAGCAATAGTTGCCAGAGTTTCTCTCTTCTGCGCTTGCACTGCTGCCAGCTGCTTCGTCTGCTCAATCCCTTCCGCAGATGCTTGCTTGCTCAACTCTGTCATCTCTTTCGCGGACGCAAGATCCCCCTGGGAAGCTGCCAATCCAGCTGCCTTGCTATACATCTTAGCCTGATTCATAGGCAGGGCGGCATCAGCCCCTTCCAAGTCAGTCTGTGATTTGATGAACGCCCCGATGTCCTTATCCGTTTTCATCTTCTGCTGCATTTGCGCTTGCTGCATTTTGGCTTGCTGTACTTCCGTCTGCATCAGCTGCGTCTGCGCTTGCTTCATGTCATACGCTTGCCCCTGGATCATATCGTTACCGATCGCCAGTCCCAAGCCTTGGATAAACCCACCTAATCCTGCCATGTTAGTTCTCCTTAGCCGTCGTAACCAGAGATCAAATCATCTGGAGTGCTGGTGGAGGATGCCCCGGAGTTCTCACTACCAGAAGCTCCGAAGGAATTCCAGGCACTTTGGAAGCCTCCACTATTTACTCCAGTGTTAATTCCTGAAGTTACTGCTGATCCAATGGAGTTCCCTAGGGTACCTGCGGCTTGCTGATTAGATTGATTTTGATTCTGGAGGATCTGTCCAGCTGTGCCCGGAGACCCTACGTTAGCCCCAGACAGTTGAGCGAGGAGCAGTTCTTGGTTGTTGAGCTGTGTTGATGCATAGCCCTGGGCATTAGTCGAAAGAGCCGACAACACATTCCCACTGTTCACCATACCATTGGCAGCTGCGCTACCTTCCACAGCATTTTGACTCTGCTGCAAGCCAAATTGATACCCGGGAGTTGACGTGATAGAAGAAGGGTTACTCATCAATTGGGACAATTGCTGCTGATATTGTCCCCGTTGAGATGCAAAAGGATCAGCGGCATTGGCCGCGGACTGGGCGCTGCTATTACTACTGCTGCCCCCACTGATAGAACTAGATACAGCAGCTCCCGCGACAGAGCCTACAACACCCGCGACGACTCCCCAGGGCATTATGCACCTCCGTTGAAGGGTTTTTCAAGCTTTACGCAAATGATCATAGTGATACGATCGCAAGGACTGTCATTGATAACCCAGTGTTCTGCTTGGTTATGGAACCAGAAGAGATCGCCGGTTGCGGTGATGTGCTGGCCGTCTCCATAGCAGAAGGATTGCTGAGGATGGGCAGAGACCTGCAGAGCAAACTTGTCATAGGCGAGAGCATGCCAGCCGTTATCCACGTGGGGGTAAACGCGACGCCCCGGCGGGATTCGAGTGATGAGCACTCCTCCAAGAGCGTCCCCACCGACCAGAGACATAACTGCTCGGGCATGGGTTTTTACTTGAGGGATGAGATCTGCCGCAGCAAGCCAGACGCTCTGGTGAGCCTCATTGGTGAGTTCTCCTTCCCCATACCGAGCCCAGATGTCATCCACTTCTCTGTGGGGGCTGGTAGGGTTCTCCGTCCGCTCCCGATTCCGGTTCCACAATTGAGGTTGCCGTTGCAACTCCAGCTGCAACGGGATGACGTTAATTCCGCTGGCAATTGTCAGGATATTTTTCATTCTATGAGGGCCTTTTCAGCTAAGCTGGCATCACGAATTTCATCGGGAATGGCATGGATACAGAGCCAGAGGACTCCAGGGGTGAGTGCCGTGATCCTGTGGGATTTGTGGGCAGAGATGCGGACACCAATAGGGCCGGTGTAGGTAGTCTTCTGGCCTTCCACTTCCACTTCAGCCACTCCCGAGGCCAGATAGCTCAGATGATCGAATGAGTGTTGATGTTGTTCGATGTAGTCACCAGCCTTATTGGCTTGCCATTCTTTGGCAAACACCCCACCAGCTATGTATGTTGTGTTTTTCACCGGGATTAATCCAAAGTAAAGTGAGAGAGAAACTACCTATTTGCTAACGTAACCGGGGCCTTCACGTCATACAGTCGCAAGCTGGTCGCATCCGCGTGGGTCATCTTCCAGGCTCTGCGTCGGGAGCTCCCACAATTCCGTAGTTGCTTCAGCGGGAACTGCAAGCTCATCGTTCGAGGGGTACTGAATGTCTGATAATCATCATCAGAATAAGCAATGTTGATCGTCGTGATGATTGTATCCGCTTGCTGGAACATAGCAGTGAAGCGTTTCCAGTTGAGAGTACCCCAGTCGTAATTTGGGGTGATACAGGTCACAGGTAAGGGTACATTAGAAATGCCAAAAGCTGCATCAGTAAA